AAGCTTTAACTCTATCTCCTGTTTTTAATATCTCTCTAGGTATTAACTCATCTTTTTTAATGACTCCCTCCGCTTTGCCAAGGTCAACAATTATATTTCCATATTCTAATCTTTTAATAATTCCACTTAATATTTGGTCTTGTTTATCTATAAAGTCTTCATATTGTCTATTTTTTTCTGCTTCCCTTACTCTACTGCTAATTACCTGTTTAGCACTTTGTGCCGCTATACGTCCAAAATCTATTTGTGGCAATTCTTCATATATTTTTTCACCAACTTTTAATTCACTATTTTTTGATTCTATTTTTTTTGCATTATCTAATGTTATTTATAGTATCAAAAGCATAAGCAAAATCAATTGTATAATTTATTAACCTATCATTTACACCTTTTTTAAATGTTAAAGATTTAGAGTTTAAATTTATAGGTAATACAGAATTTCCGTTGTCAATCCAAACTTGTTCACTTAACATCATTTGTTTTATTATCTCGTTAAAACTTTCGTCTATAAATCCTGAATTAACACTTATTCTTTCATTACCATTAACTCCAAGAGTTGCAATATCATGTTTAGAAATATCATAGTTTGGTTCATTATCAAACTCCATAATATTTCTTTTAAATTCATTACTCGTAACGTTTATACTTGTAACTGATTTTTTAAAAAAAGGCATGATCTGCATAGCTCCAAACTTGTTATAAAATATAATTTGCATTTGCTCATACTTTGGTTCACAAACAGCTTCGAGTGTTATAGTAAAAGATTGAGCATAACCTGACTTAGTAGAGACTACTGAAATTGTATCACCTGTCTGTAATGTTAATGTTGGTGTAACTCTTATATAAACTATTTTTTCCATTGAGTTAGTACTGTCTGGAACTACAATTGGATTTAATATAGAACCCCAGTAGTTTTGGTATAAGTTCCAAAATTCATCTGTTCGTTCCCATTTTATATTAGCACCTCCTCCACTTACAAAACTTATAGTTGGCTCAGCTTCAGCAAAGACTGGAAATACTATGTCAGTACCTTGTTTAAAATAAATAGTAGTATTGCTTTGTAGTAAAGCAGGTGTATAATTAGGCTGGGCTACTATTGTATAATTGTCAGGAGTAGAAACCATTATGTCAGCTTTTAATGCTAGTGATGTATTACTTTCTATAGCTGTAATAGTTGTAGAACCTCCTTCACTTAAATTGTTTACAGTATCTCCAAGACTAACAGTATTTAAAAAGTTTTGTGTTGAATCTTGTAATTTAAAAGCTACAGTAAGACCATTAGTAGTTCCAGTTACTAAAGTGTTTATAGGGTTAGTAGATTGTCTAGGATTAACACCATTCTCAAAATATCCAAATCCTTCAAATCCTAATATATCTAAAGTTTGATTTTCAGTTCCTCCACTTGTTATTAATGCTGTATCTGCTTCAACCCAAACACCATCTGTTGAAAAATTACCGTATTCAGTATCTAAGAAATCTTTAACTAATTGACTTATTTCAAAGACTACATAGTTGTTAGTACCTACTGGAGTTTTAGTTAAAGTGTATTGAGCAGAAGATGGCTTGTCTGTTGTAAACACTCCTGAATAAATATAAAGACTCATTGTTACTGAAGTCAATGTATTTGCACTGGGTGTTATCTTAACGTAATAAGGACTTCTTGCGTTTATTATTGTACTCATTTTAAATATTTTCTGTTATATCTGTAATTATAGAATCTAGCAACTCACTAGGTAATCTTTTAAAAGCTTGTTCAAATGGTTTAGTAAAAAATAAACTAGGTCTTATTCCTTTGTAGTAAATACTTCTAGCTAATGCAAAGTCTAAGCCTTTACGTTTTTCGAATTGTCCTCCTTTTTTTCTTGGAGCTATTCCTTTAACAATACCCCATTTATCAAAAGCTTTTGGAGGAGGCATCTTATTTGTGTATTTAAAAGGAGTGTTGTATTTCTTTTTTATACCTGAAACTCCCTTGTCTTGATATTGACCATAATCTTCCATTTCAAAAGTTAGATTGTAGCCATTGTGTGTTTTTTCTAGATTGTATCCTATTGAGTTATATAAAGATTTATTTACATTCTTTTTCTGCTTAGTAAGATTGCTCCTAGATTGTTGGACTACATACTTTCCAAACTTATTTAATTCTATTTCTAATTGTTTAAAATCCATTAGCAAATAGTCATTGGGTTAGGAACATTTACATCAAAAGTTACAGCCCATCCAGTTAAACTGTTTTCAAACCTTTCATTAAAAGGTTCGCAAGTTGCAGTTCCTTCAATTTGGTATAAGTCACTAAATAAATCTCCTCTCATTAGTTTGCTTACAATTCTGTCTGCAACATTAAGCTGAGTATTTAAAATGTCTTGTTCATTGTTATTACCTAAAAACGTTGAAGTGTTTTCTGTCTTTGGATCGTCTACAATATCCATGCACATGATAGTTACATTAAATGTTATTACTGGTGATGAAATAGTAGCCTGATTTACCATTATGTGTGATAGAGGAAATATAGTTTGCTTTGATAAATCAATGTCATATATATTTCCATAGCTAACAGTATTAACAAATGGTTCAGCTTCTAAAGCTGTTTTAAGTGTATCAATTATATTATAATAAGATGTCATATTGTTTTTATAAATATTGGTGTGTATGATTTTATATCACTATTATTTGTTTCTACTATATAATCGTCTAGCCATTCTAAAGCAGCATCAAATTCAAATACTCTGTCATTTACTTTTGCTTTTATTAAGCAGTCTAAACATTTCCAGTAGTTGTAAATAGCCCTTCTTGGAACTGTTGTACTTATTCCTATCATAGCATCTTCAAACCCTTCTGCCAATACTATGCTTTCATCATACTGTATTAATCCTCTTTCATAAAGCTCCTCTACTAAAAACTCTTTCATTATCTTATTTTACTTTTAATCATTCTACCTTCAGTTTCCATTTTATCCTTTTCAAACGATAAAAACATTAAACATTGATGTAAGGGCTGTCTTGTAACTTTGTTAAGTTTAAGTACATCTCCTTTACTGAGTCCGTATAAGCTTGAATACCAACCCCATTTTCTTCCAAAATTTGCTTTTGCTGTAAGGTCAGATTCTGTAACTCCTCCTTGAAAAAGTTCGGAATATGTATCGTTAATTCTTTGCTTAAATTCCAAAAAAAAAACAAAGCTCCTAGAACAACATCTAATGGCATTTTTTGCATATCGGATTTATCAAATGAATTGTATTGTTCTACTTGATATTTATTCTTTTTACTAATTGTAATAGGTCTGTATAATACACCCATAGCTTTATGTATGTTTTCCCAGTCAGCTATTGTAGTATCTAGGTCTACAAATTCACCAAAAGTCATGTCATCAAGTTTAGGTATAAAACCAAATTCTATACTATCTCTTTTAAATCGAGGTGTAAATTCAGGTTTTTGTTGGAACAGTTTGTTTAGGTGATTAGTAACTTCTACTATTGAATTGTATTTAATATTTAATACTTGCTTTAATTCTACATTACAAAATATTTCAATCATTTTTTGTTGTAGAAATATACTGTCCTCATTATTTTCAGAAATCTTTAAAAACTTTTGATACTGTTCTAATGTAATTTCTGCTAGTGATTCAGGAACTAATAGTTTTACTTTCATATATATAATACGATAAAACTAAAAAGTGTAGTCCACCCTATTAATAAAAATGATACTCTCCTCTATTTGGATTTTCTAATTGCATCATTAATGCATATCTAGCTGCATCAATACAGTCTGGATGTGTGCCTGTAGGCTTCTGTAAATCGTTACCTTCTTTATCTTTTGCCCATATATAGCCCTGAAGTTCTTTAATTAGATTCTTGCTTCTTCTAGTAACATAGATTTCATTTTGATTCATTAAATTAATTCCATAGATAATAGAATCTCTGCCTTTTGTTACAGGATAAACTCTATGCCCATAGTTGTTTAATTCAGATATTGATTTTGGTTCTGCTGAATCGGCATAAATGTTTTCTTTGACATTTTGATTAGTTAAGAATAAACTAATGTCTCTATTGTGCATACCTTTTCTATAAAGCATTTCATCAAATAGGTAAGCACTATTCCATTTGTATAATCTTATATAAGTTGAAGGGTCAACAGAATAACCAAAGTCCATGCCTCCACAAAGCAGTCTTGCATCTTCTGGTATTTTATCTATCTCTTTCCAGTCTGGAATACAAACTCCCTCCAAACTTCCTATTTCTCCTAAGCCATATACCTTCCACCAGTTTGACCAGTAAGTGGAGGTCTTAGCTTTGTCTCTTGCTTTCTCTATTTCTTTAACTATTGATTCTGGTAGACTGTCATTGTCTTTGTAGGTTAGTGTAATAAAGTCCGTTTCTTTTTGACCTATTAGTTCTTTATCTACCCAAAATAGATTAGCAGGATTGTAGTCTAGCCATATGTTTCCACTTGTTCTAACTGCTAACTGTTGGTAAGCATCAAAAGGTACATTGTTACATTCGTTTATGTACAAGTCTGTTCTTCTTGCTCCTCTTAGTTTGTCTGGTTGGTCTGTGGAGAAAAACTCTATGTAAGAGCCATTACTAAATTCGTATTTTAAAGTACTTCTATTAAACTTTTTTTCATAGTACCTATTCAGACTCTTTAAGATACTTAGAAAGTCTTTTAAAGCTCCTCTACGCAAGTGAGGAATAGATTCAGATACTACACTTATTTCTTTGCCTTTGTTTTTAATAGCATAGTCAATTAGGATTATAAGAATAGCTATTGTTTTTCCTGCTGAACTTCCTCCTCTAATAATCTTAGTTCTACTGTTTAGGTTTAGTAGTTTATTTAAGGCTAAGGTTTTTTTGACTTGCATACTAATCTATAAACAAAGGCATATCTTCATTTATTGTTATGTCTTTAGTTTCAATAGGTCTTCCCCTACGATAATTTAGATAAAGCTGTATGGCTCTTAAATCTCCGTCTGCTATTAATTCTTTAAGTTGTTTAATAACATCTTCTTCATTAATAATTAAATCTAATTTTTCTATTTTTTCATTTTCAGCGTATGCATCTATTGTACGAACTTCTTTTGCAGCGACAAAAACTTTGATTTCTGTGTTAATTTTTGAGGAAGGTTCAATTATTTTTGGCTTATTCTGTAAAAAATTAGCTTTGTAAGCATTTTGATATAAAAAAGTTGATTTAAATTTTTCTCCTTACTCAGGAACTACTGCTGTCATCCAGTATTTATCTGTTATCCCTATCCATCCTTTATTTGCTTCTCTGGTTATTTTTTTCTCTTCTATATCGTCATAATCATCTTCTTTTAGTTCTTCATCTAAAACAGCGATAAAACCTTCGTGGAGAATATAAAAACC